GTAGTATTCAGATATGGTAGAGTCATTTCAGCACCTTGATTAGTTTGTGGAAAGACCCAAGTATGGGGTCTTTGTGACTGAGGAATAGCTGTAACACCAAGCCCCCAATGATCAGCTGAATCAAACATAGGTTCTAACGGATTGTATGATGCAAGAAAAGCACCATAGTAAAAAGGTGAAGCGTTGACCATAATTTTGATCTTAAGATCACAACGAATAAACGCGTAATTATGCAACTTGTACTGTATATTTTGATTACCAAGAAATAAAGTCCAAGGATCAAAAATGGTGCCAACACCACCACCTACACTCCATGTAGAGTTAAGAATATTAACTGGTCTACTAAGAAAATCCTTCAAATCTGAATCAGCTGTGTTTGTGGGTTGATACCACATCTTAGAAGTAGCCTCTTGATCTGTATTTGAAACTTGTTGGTCAACAAATTCTGTTGTAACTTGCTTCTCAACAACATCAACATCGGATTGAACTGAAAATTCATTTGACACACATTGATACATATTGTCTGTAAGGCCGACATAGCCTGTAGAATTAGTTGGGACTCTACAAAATCCCGAAACGCATTTAGAGTTCAATGAACTCTCTTTTTTATTTTCTTTAATTTTATTTTTAACACAAAACATATAACATAGACAACTGTCCTGCACCTTTACCACAAATGTGAGCTTACAGTCATAAGCCCCACCCAATACTCTCTTACTACGTTATTGTAAGAACGATATGAATATTGGTTCCGTGCAGACACAAGCGCTTCGCTTGTGAGTTCAACATTTACTTTTTAACGCATATATGAGGACGATACATACACACTTTATACAGACATAAAATGAACAAATAATCTGTGGATTTGATTACTCGACTTTCTCCAACAATCTAACTAACATTTTGTAATCATCTTCAAAATTCATTGGATTGTCAAATACTTGTCCATCTTTCATTGCAAAATAATCCTTGAAATCTTTACAATGACGTGAACTCATTATGAAACTTGTAGTTAATTCCTCATAAGTAGGTAAGGTCGATTCTGCGACCCAATCTTCCCACTTAAGATCATAAATTAACTTTTCAAACATGCTTCTTTTTTCCATGTAAGTTTCTCTACCATAGAAAAAGTATTCTCTCAATGCGGTGGAAATTACATCAATTCCTTGAGCTTCTTCTGTCACCGATTTACTTCGGTTCCAGACCATAAGCATCCTTTCAATGGAATCATGATCTAATGGTGCTAACATGAACCCAAGTTCTGCATCTAATCTCCACTTTCTTTTAAGAAATGAAGCGTCATTAATATGGATGAAAGGAACGCTTTCCGCCTCCTTTTCAGCCATAGTATAGCCTATATCTAATTCTTTAAATTTATTAGATATGTTCGTGTGATTAAACCAATCACACCCCTTAGCAACAGACATTATATTGTCGTCACCGTATGTCATAAGACTAATATTTGATTTGAAAGTCATGACTTCCTTTTTAGGATTCAATAATCTGTAAACATAACGCATACGTAAACTGTTTACTATTCCATTCAAAATGACAGTCAAAGGATTTCCAGAGGGATTAGAGCCAAATAATTGAATTAAATCACCGTTAAAATCAACCACAGCAAAAGCTGTATCCTCAGCAATGCACCTAATCACTCTTATATCTTCTTCATCATAGTTACCAGACATTTCGCAAAAATGTATGATAATATCGAAAGCAGCTAAGATTTCCTTAGGTGTCATCTTTTTATCGAACGCAGCATAGTCACCTGCTACTATTCGATCTTCACCATGTTTGACAATGTAATTGTACATTTCTTGCCATTCCAAAGATTGTGCAATAGTGCCAGGAGCTGCTTCAAAAGCTAATCTGTTATTCTGCAATAATCTTGTAAAGGATAACAGATATTTCCTAACAACAATTGTCCAATCAAAAGTAGCGCCTGTAAATACACGAGTTTTACCAATTTTAGCTTTCTTAAAAGAAACTGGTTCATCTTTAAGATGAGCACAAAAATTG